TAAAGCTTTCTAATGGGTACAGAACCAATAGAAAAAGCCTGTTTGTGCCAGAAAAGATTGGGTTGATAAGTAGTGCTTGCAGAACCAAGAAGAGTCACAACTGCACCGTTTGCAGGAGCAGCATCAACAGTGTTATAAGCACCATTGGCTTCATAAATTGCAGGGCCAGCGACCTTAATTGTACCAGCACCACCAGTAAGTGTGACGTCTTCAGTAACAACACCGGAGTAAAGGATGTTATTGCCTGATGCATCCACAATGGGTTTACGGGTGTTCAGGTTCAACCTGTTGCACCCTGCGATAGTGAGTACTTCACCAGCTTTAACTACCAGACCAGATGTAAACCCAGCAACTACTAAGGACTGTACCATAGTATCCTTATGGGTTGCGTAAGTGGCATCCGGGGCACCATTAAGAGTACCAGCACGATCAGCGCCAGCCTGAGCAGCAGTGGTGCCAAGGGTAGTAGCAGTCATAACTTTCATGCCAGCAAAGTTTTCACTGATAATTGCATTCTTATGTGCTTCAGAGATAAGACCACCAGCAGAACCACCAGCACCAAGAGAGCGCTGATTGGAGGCCAGAGAAGTTTGAGTAAACGGGTTAACAGCATAGCACCATGAGCCGTCCATGGGTATACCAGAGGACTGCATAATAGCACCAGCAGCAGCAACATGATCCCACGTTGATGCAGCAACACCATAAGTACCAGCAAGCAAGCCAGCATTCTTACGCATGAAGTCTGCAAAATCAACTTCAAGGTCAGTTACAATCCGTTTCATCATGGGCATTTCAACGAGTTGTTTCTGCTGATCCATCTTGATAGCCTGATCAGCTTCATCAAAGTCTACAAATACTGTAAAGTAGTCCTGAACAGTACCAGTAGCTTTACCAGTGATGATGTCACTTTTAGTTTCACCAGAAACGTCGCCATCAGAAGTACGAACAGATTTGTAATCAGTAGGACGTTTAAAGTCAACGTTTTCGCCAGTGTCAGCCTTAAACTTTCCCTTAAGCAACTGAGTGTCTACGTTCTTGGACAACACCCTGTTGGACTCAAAAGCCTTGAGGATGACCTTAGACAGTTTACGAGTAAAATTGGATTCAAAAGAGTTAGACATTGTGTACGCTCCTATTCAAAGGTTGCTCCTCTGACCACGTTATCACCGTATGACCCGCTGCCGGGTTTCCTTGTCCGACCAGATGTATGGGCATTGTCGATGGGATCAGGGGCTTTAGTTTTCTTTTTGCCTTTTATTGCTTTAGGCAATACCTCAGTAACAATATGGACAACCTGATCGACGCCACCAAGTTTATTGATCTTATCAAACTCTTGAACATTGTTTGCTAAGTAATCAACAATTAAAGGGCCATTATCGTTCTTAAGCAAATACTCAGCAGTCTGAGGAGAATTTAAGTAAGCACCCACAATCTTATCGCTTTCAGCGAATTGTTCTTTTGGAATGTTTAACTTAGATGCATTCTCCTGAAACTTAGTAACAAGCTCTTGAACTTGCTGCTGTTGCTGCGTTTGTACCTGTTGCTGCTGGTACTCCTTCTGACGTTTGAGTATGTGCTGCTGGTACTGGTAGGCAGCATGGTCTTTAAGGATTTTATCCCTTTCAACCATCTTCTGATCATAATCAGTGTCATAAGGATTAGGTAATGGAGGGATTTCAGGCGGCGGTTTTGGGGCTTGTCGCTCTTGTAGCTTTGCTTCAAGTTCCTCACGTCGAGCCTTCTCTTCTTCATACTTACGTTGGGCCTCCATTGCCTGAAAATGCTTACGATTAATAGCTTTCTGTACAGCGTCTTGCTTGTCCTCATTATCAGGTGCTGACCCTGATCCTTCACCTTGACTTTCATCATTGTCATCAGGTTGTGTAGACTGTTCGAGATCTTGATCATCAAAATCATCCTCAGTTACTAAACCATCTGCTAAGTTCTGTCCATCAAAGTTTTCCAGCGTGCTGTCATTACGGTCTGACATGTGACCATCCTTTCCCGGCTATTGTTTACGGCTGCCGTAAGCCTCATCCGTGGAGCGTCCACGTGCGGTTAAAGTTCCTGTTGCTCACGCAACACTATTCCTGTTTGTTGTTCTATAGCCTTTATAAGCTTAGGTGACATAACTGCATCTGCACCAGTAGCTTCAATAAGTGACTTAAGCCCATCTATTTGAGTCTGTAGTGCATCATCACGGTCTTTAATAGCATCGAGTAATTGCTGATTTTGTTCCTTGGTGATCTTCAGCATGGACTCACGTTCTTTTATTCTTACTTCACGTTCCTTCTGTTTAAGGTCTTCCATAGCGAGTTTAAGTTTATCCATTCTATCTCTTGTCTTAGACTGGACTTCGGCTATGTCAGCCTGAGATTTCTGTAGTTCAGCTTGTGCAATCTGTAACTGGGCTTGCTCAATTGGAGATGGCTTTTTGTTCTGAGCCTCTTGTTTCTCTTTAGCTAATTTAATTTGTTCTTCACGTGTCTGCTGATCTTTGGGAATTATACCCTGCTTAATCATCAACCAACGTTTTCTCTCTGCTACCTGATCAATGCCCGGTTCAGAAAGGTTATTAAGAAGCACATCTCCACCAAGTTGTATAATAGAAGGATCAACTTTTGACAGTTCTATAATGGCTTTAGCAGACTGTTCCTGTCTTGTCTTGTAAGCAGGACCAATATCACAAACAACGTCATATCGCCCTTGTGATAAATCATTAATAACAACTGGTTTATTTGTCTGTCTATCAAGAACTTGATGGTTCACAACAGACATATCAAGTGATCCATCAGGATTAATAACCCTAAGCTCCCTTGGTGTATCATAAACACGGGGCATTGAATCAACCAATACTTTACCAGTGTGCTGTATTGCTGTCTGTAAAGACATGAAGTATTTATAAGCTCCATTATTACCTCGATCCTGTAAAGCGTCAATCGCTACACCAGAACGAGATGCAGGGCCATCACCCATGTTAGAGGAAAACATACCACCAGACGCTTGAATATGTTGTATTGCTGATAGTGATGTCTCAACTAAACCGGGGTTTGCAGTGGGCGAACCTTGCCAAATAGGAGGGCCGGGTATATTCTCATCAAAAGTGTAGGTTTGCACTGATTTACTGCTAACATTCAACTGCTCCATGTCTTGCAAATCATTCTTGACTTGCTTACGTGTAGCCCAATACTTTCCCCTTGGTGCTAATGCTACTTCTTCAATCTTTCGTGACTCAGCAAAATTTAGAACCCTATTTGCGTCCTTCATCTTTCTGACTATACCACTATATATAGTCTTATTGTCTGATATCTCAAAGTTACCATAAACAGGGACAACTGGCAGATAACGAAAGACAGTAGGTTTTTCAGATTCTAACCAGTCATCACCGTCAAATTTACGAGAAAACACTGTATCAACCCACCTATCACGTTCTCTAACAACCGTGATACCCTGAGATGCAAACTCATCTTTTATCTGATTAAACTTGTCATTTAACTCAAAGACTGTGTTATTACTCATTAATACAAGAGTTCGTTTCTTACGTACTTTGTATAAACGTTCAGCAATGAGAATTTGCCCCGGCTTCTTATGGTCATAAGCATCATAAGTCCAATCAGCACCAACAGATACACCCGATCCTTCAGGATACTTTTTATCATAAGCTGCCTTAGTCATTGCAGTATAAATAAAGCAGTGATTAGCATCTTCCCCCGTTGGCTCTTCATAGTTGGGGTCAAACCATACTCTTGAACAGAAGTTAGAAATGAACTTAATTTGTAAATCTTGGTCAAAGGAATCAGCATCACACCAATCTGTAACAATTCGCCAACCAGAACAACCCGTAGTGATCATTTCACGTGCTGCTCTAAAGTAAATCCTGTCTGTGTTAGACTGAGCTTCAACATTGCGAATAAGACCGTCATAGACCCTTGCAGTATTGAGACTTGACTTACCACCAGCAGGACGAACCTTTACAGAAAACTGGGCTTGTGACATTTCTCCCATTATTTGGTCAATAACAGGGGTAATGCGGTCAAATGTATAACGGGGTTTATCATCCATCACCCGTGCAAGATGTGGGTCCCACATACCATCTACACTGTTAATGAAATGATCAGAGCTACGGGCCTCTTCCCTTAGATCAAAGTCAGCCTCTTGAGCGTCCTGTAAGTCATGTATGTTATTTTTGAAATCTACCATAAGCTAACCTGATCTATTCTTATATTATCCAAGTTGTCT